CTACCACACAGGTAGCACTGACTGCACCATCTATTGGTTAATTAAAACTTATTCGTACGTTCATCCTTTGGGACGCATGTTACTTAGACAGGGAACGGGGTCTAGGTTTTATCTTGTACGAACTATGTCTAATCTTGAAAAACGTTACATCATCAATGCTTACAACAAAATGATCCGTAAGGAGAAAGAAATAGCATTGTGCTATCGTGGTACCTCTTACAAAAAAACTGTTCTTAATTATGCCAGTTAAAAAATCTGCGAAGACTATGCAGTCTTCCAAAGTTAAAGCTAGTGTTACAAAAATGATACCTGATACTAATCAGGTTATTTTTAAACGTTGCGGTCATTGTGGTGATAAAAAACCAGAATGTCGCACACAAAAGAAGTGCCTTAAAGGTCTTTTGTAATAGCTTGGGAGGCACCTCAGAGTAGGACCTCCCTTGCATTGGTTAGAGCCGGTACGCCGATACCTCTAGCCGTCTAGACGGTGGGAATAGACCACAAAAATTTTCAAACGTTTGAAGCTTGTCTAAATAATTTTTATCCATAGAAATGGCTTTTCAATCTTCTACTAACCCCGCGCAACTTACGCGACCGGGTCAATCTAACGCGACGGGTGATGCCCGTGCTCTTTATCTGAAGCTTTTTTCAGGTGAAATGTTTAAAGGGTTTCAGCATAATGCTATTGCCCGTGATTTGGTTATGCGTCGTACGTTGACCAATGGTAAATCTCTCCAGTTCATCTACACCGGTCATACAAAAGCTGAATTTCATACTCCTGGAAACAGCATCTTGGGTGATACCAATAATGCACCTCCGGTGGCTGAGAAGACCATCACGGTCGATGACCTGTTGATCAGTTCTGCATTCTTGTATGATCTTGATGAAACCCTGTCTCACTATGACATGCGTTCTGAGATCAGCCGTAAGATCGGCTACGCTCTTGCACAAAAGTATGACCGTCTGATCTTCCGTGCCATCACTCGTGGTGCACGTGCTGCTTCTCCGATCACTAAGTCTGGCTATGTTGAGCCAGGTGGTACTCAGATCCGTGTTGGTTCTTCCGGTACTGCAGCTTCTGATGCATATAATGCTGCTAAGCTTGTTACCGCTTTCTACGATGCAGCTGCTGCACTCGATGAAAAAGGTGTATCTCAAGATGGACGTGTGGGTGTACTTAACCCCCGTCAGTACTATGCACTGATCCAAGACATCGGTTCTAACGGACTGGTAAACCGTGATGCCCAAGGCACTGCGCTGCAAGGCGGTGACGGTGTTGTGGAGATCGCTGGTATCAAGATCTTCAAGTCAATGAACATTCCGTTCTTCTCTCAATACGGCACCAAGTATGGTACTGGTTCTGCCACGAACCCCGGTGTAACCGATCCTGGTAACACTGGTTCTTTTGTGTCTGAAGCTATTGAAGATGCTGCTGCCGACGTTACTGGCATCAACAACGAGTACGGTGAAGAAACCGAATTCGCTAACAGCTGTGGTCTCGTCTTCCAGCGTGAAGCCGCTGGTTGTGTGGAAGCTATCGCTCCTCAGGTGCAAGTCACCAGTGGCGACGTGTCCACCATCTACCAAGGTGATGTGATCCTAGGTCGTCTCGCCATGGGTGCTGACTACCTGAACCCCGCCGCTGCGGTGGAACTGTTTGCTGGAACGGCTACCAAGCCTTCCGGATTCTAATATTTTTTATACGGGAGTCCTTTCGAGGGCTCCTTTTTTTTAGTTCTTATTGAGAATAAAACTCATTATCAATTATGCCTTACCTATCTACTGGCTCCACTGAGCTTAAAGCTGTTAATCAGATCCTGGCGTCAGTTGGTCAGGCTCCTGTAACCACGTTGACGACTGAAGAAACCCTTATTATTAGTGAGGTCAGCCGGTTTACTGGCTCTATTTCTAGCACCACGTTGACTACTGAAACTGCTAACATCCCTGTCGGTACTTATATCGGTGGTACTGGTGTTACAGATGGTACGTCTATTGCTGTTGCTGGTGTGGAAGCTACTCCAGCTACTGACCCTGTTACGTATGATTACACTGTAAACATTTCACAGACCGTATCATCACGTACATTAACTCGTAATGAGGTTACAACCAGAGTTGAAACCCAAACCAACCCGGACGTTGCGATTGCACTCAGCACCCTGAGAGAAGTGTCACGTGAAGTACAATCTGAAGGCTGGTCCTTCAATACAGAATACGATTATAAAATTACACCTGATTCTAATAACGAAATTAAAATTGCAGACAATGTTCTTCAAATGGACCTTAACCAAAAGTATCCTGAAAACATTGAAAAAGATGCCATCTTTCGTGGAGGTAAACTTTACGATAAGAAAAAGCACTCTTACGAATGGACTGCAGAGACTGTTTACGTAGATATTCTTTGGTATTTTGAATGGGATAGTATCCCTGCTCCTATCCAAGCTCACATTGTTGCACGTGCTGCAGCTGTTGTGTCTAGCCGTATTATTGGTGATTCTAATCAATATCAAATGCTACAACAAAAAGAAGGTATTACTCGCTCTCAGGCTATGGAGTATGAGTGTAGTCAAGGAGATTATTCCTTCTTTGGTTCACCTGATGGTGGTAACTTCTATCGTCCTTACAAGCCGTTCCATACTTTGCAACGCTAATGCCAGCAATCACTCAAACAACTCCTAACTTTTTAGGTGGTGTATCCCGCCAAAATGACGACAAAAAACTTTCTAATCAGGTAACTGAGTGCATTAATGGCTACCCTGATCCTACCTATGGTCTTCTAAAACGACCTGGTATGGAGCACATTAATGTACTTAAAAAGGCAAATGGTACCGCGTTTAGTAAAACAGAGTTAGCTGATGCTGCATGGTTTTTTATTGACCGTGATGATGCTGGTTCTTACATCGGTGCAATTAAAGGTACTAACATCTATGTTTGGACTAAAGATGATGGTACTTTTTGTACTGTAACTAATAATGGTGCATCATATTTAACTGGTACCAAACAATCTGACTATCACTTTCGTAGTGTACAAGACGTTACAGTTATCACTAACAAAACTGTAACAACAGCCATGCAGGCTAACGCAACATATGTATCTAACTCTGTCGCTTGCATAAACCTTAACGAGCTTTCTGCAAATGATTATAATGTTCAATTGCAAGGTATTAATGTTAATGTTACTGCACAAGCCACTACAACATTTGATGAATTTCTTGTCTATAATTCCTCTAGTATAAACACTAACCACCATTTAATTGATAAAATTAAATACCATATTGACGCACAACACAATGCAGGCAATTCAGACTTTGATGGTGTTTGGTCTGTAGAAGCATATACTAATAGCCTTGTCATTAAACGTACCGCTGGTACTAATGCCTTTGTATCAAATTACACTCAACCAACTGGAACCCCTTTAGCTTTTACAATTTCAGCAAAAGGTGGTTTAGGTAATATCGGTATTGATGTTTTTCAAGACAATGTTAGTAACTCTTCTGATCTTCCAGTTGAATCTTTTGACGGACATCATGTTAAAGTTGTAAATACAGACTCTACAGATGATGATTATTATCTTAAGTTTGAAGCATTTGATGGTATCCGTGGTAAGGGGTATTGGAAGGAAGCTTTAGCCAGAGATGTATCTCCTGGTTTTAATGCTGCGACTATGCCGTATCAGCTAGAGAATACTGGTCCTACTACATTTACATTTAAAGAAATTCCTTGGAAAGCTAGGCAGGTTGGTGATGATAATAGTAATGCACCACCTTCTTTTATTGGATTTAAACTTACATGTTCATTTTTTTATGCCAACAGATTTGGTGTATTGTCAGAGGATAATGTTTTCTTTGGTGTAGCTAATGATTCATTTAACTTCTTTGTAAAATCAGGGCTTACTCAAGTTGACTCAGATCCTGTTGATCTAAATGTGTCAAGTGTACGTCCTGTTGTACTAAACGACGTGCTACCTTCTCCTCAAGGTTTGATGCTGTTTAGTGCTAGACAACAGTTTCAAGTATATGCTGCTAGTGCTAATACCTTGACACCTAGTACAGCTGTTATTAAATCCATCTCAAGTTATGAGATGTCTTCAACCATTTCACCTGTAGATGTAGGTACTACCACTGCTTTTGTTAATACTGTACCTGGATACGGTAAACTGTTTAACTTGCAACTACGTGATATTGAACAGAGTCCACTAGTGGTAGACATCAGTAAAGTTGTGTTAGAGTGGATACCTGATACTGTAGATAGCCTTGCAGTTAGTCCACAAAATTCTGTAATCATGCTGACTGATCGTGACTCATCTTACATGTACCTTTACAGATTTTATAACAATGGTGAAAGGGATCTTTTCCAAGCATGGGTAAAGTGGCAGCTAGTTAGTTTAATCCAAGCTGCAGATATTATTGATGACGATGTAATTATTGTTTCTCAGCAAGAAGATCAATATACACTTGGTAAGATTACACTAGATCAAATTCCTACTGGAAATGTTACAGCAACTGCTAGTGGTATGACTGGTAACCCATGTTTAGATATGGCTACACGTCCTGTCAAACCACATGCTTCTGTTGAAGCAGTAGTGTATGATGAGACTAATGACATCACTAAAATTTATGTACCTTACACACCGATTAATGATAAAAATGCTGTAATGTTTTTAGCTGTTCCCACAGCAGATGTAGGTACTAATTCTGCTATTGATTCAGACATTGGTTACTATGCTTCTGCTATCGAACGTGTAGAAACTGGAACTGGTTATAGGTATTTTGAAGTCAAAGGTAAATTTACAGATTATGCAGATGGTATTATTGTAGGTTATGGTTATGATTTTGAAATAACTCTACCTAAATTTTACTATCGCCCTGAAGAAAATAAAACTGATTATACTGCTACATTAACTATTTCTAGAGTTAAATTTTCTGTTGGTAGAACTGGTGCTATCCGGTTTAAACTAAAAGCAGATGGATCTAATGAATGGAAAAATGTAGAACACACAACAATTGGTGACACCTATTCTGCTGACACTAATCCAGTAAAAAATGAACGTCAATTTATCATACCCATCCATCAACGTAATACTAATTTTGAACTTAAAGTGACAAGTAATTTTCCATACCCTGTATCGTTGGTATCAATGATGTGGGAAGGTAACTATTCCCCACGATTTTATAGGAGAGCTTAATGTTTAATCCAAAATATAATCTATTAGAAGAGCAGCTTGCAACATCTGGTATCGAGCTAAATGGCTTTTTTGATGGCGTCCTGGATTTTGTTACTGGTGGTGCACACAGCCGGAATGAGGCAGCTGAAGACGCTGAAGACGCGGCAAACGATTATAATAAAAAGATTGCACATGAACAAAATATCTACTTCGATAAATTAGATGCCGCTGAGGTCGCTAATTATAATGCTGCTCGAGATCATGCCCATCAAACTGCAGTTAAAGATTGGGAATATGGTAAAGTAATCCATGAGTATCAATTTAATCAGGCCGTAAAAGAGTATGAAAAAAGCCAAACTATTAGTAATCAACAACTTAGGTTAAATTCTGCAGCACAACGTCAAGCTATTTCTGCTGAACAAGGTGCTTTAAATGATGCTTTTACTAACTTTACATTTGCACATCAAAATAATCTAAGTTCTGTTCAAGATATTTTTGCTGAACAGGCTATAAAAAGCCAATCTACAACTTTAGCTAGCCTAGGGTTGAACCTACAAGATGCCTCTAAAGAGGTTGATAGGTTAAATATTGGTCTAGATAGTATGTCAAAAATATCTGATAGAGAATCACTAGGATTAAAGGTAATTGGTACTGGATATGATTTAGAACAATTAGCTATTTCAGCATCTTCTAAAGATTTAGAATTAGGATCATTGGGTCTTGATGCCGCATCTAAAAATTTAGATTTAAAAAAACTGGGTCTTGATTCCGCATCTAAAGATTTAGATTTAAAAAACCTAGGTATTAATTTAGCCTCTAAAGGATTAGATAAAAAGGCATTAGGTTTTAATCTTCTATCTAAGCAAGCTGATAAACAAGCTTTAGGTTTTGCTCGGTTGTCCAAAGGTCTTGACCGGCAGGCTCAGAATGTACAGTTGCAAGGTATAGAAAATAAACAGCAGTTTGGTAACATGTCTATCCAAAACACCATTGGACAGCTGTTAACTAGAAATGCATTACAAAAAGAAACCGCAATGGTTAAAAGTTTAGCTGCTTTAGGTAAGGCTGAACTTGGTCAAGCTGGTAAATCAACAGCTAAACTACAACATGCTGTTATGGCTGAATTACATCGTGGTTTAATGTCGATGGACATTGAAATGTCTGGTAAGCATAAACAAGCTGCAATTCAAATGGCGGAACTTAACGCTGATGCCAGCCTACAAAAAACGCAGGTTGGGCTTAATCTGCAGCGTATTGGTCTTGAAGAAGCTGGTCTTGACTTACAAGGTAACCGTATTGGTATTGAAGAAGGTTTGATTGGACTTCAAGGTCAACAAATTGGGTTACAGCAAGCAGGTATAGGTCTTCAAGGTCAGCAAATTGGTCTACAGCAAGCAGGTATTGGTCTCCAAGGTAAGCAAATTGGCCTACAACAAGCAGGTATTGGTATTCAAGGTCAACAGATCGGTCTACAAAAGCAAGGGTTGGGTATTCAAGCCATGCGGGTTGGACTTAATCGAGGTGAACTTGGTATTCAATCCGACCGTATTGGTCTTGAAGAAGCTGGTCTTGACTTACAAGGTAGGCGTATTGATATTGCACAAGCTAGTATTGGTATTGAAAGAGGGTATAATACTCTTAATCAAATAGGTATTAATAATGCAATTAATCAAGCTAGCCGTGATTATCAATATAACAGTGAGGTTCTTCAAGCTAATATGAATAGTTCTATGCAAGCATCTATGATTAATTTATCACAAATTAATATGCAAAAACAAACTGCTGATTTAAATACTGTAGAATCTAGGCTGATTGAACCAGAAATGATACCTTACATATCAGAACCTGAACTAACACCAGAACGGGAATTTGTTAAACGTATGAAGGCTACTCCAGGATTTGTACCACCAGCGCAAAAAGAAAATCTATTTGTAGCAGGTGTAAACACAGTAAGTAGCTATGCAAGTCTGGCGATGACTGGTGTAGATTTATATAGCTCTATTGGTAATCTTGGCGCTGCTGGTAAAGCTGCTAATGGTGCTGCTGGCAAGATGTTGTCTTAATACCATCTATATCAAACAGATTTATAACTTAATTAAATTATGGCACGTATTTCATACCAACCTGCTGGACGTAGCAGGGGATTTAACCCAGAACAATTAAGTACAGCAGGCATCTCCCGGTTACGTGAAGAAAGTAACCGAATTGTTGAAGGAATGGAGAAAGCACGCCGTGCTGAAAAAGAACAACGCGAGCGTGAACTACAAGCATTAAAAGAAGATGCTGCTTACACTGAAAGGATTACACGAGAAAATCAGCGTACTGTAATCAAAAACCTTGAAAACGAAAGGAATCAAGAAATACAGAACATTGAAGCTGATTATCAAAACAATGCAAATACGTTTAACGCTATTAATAATTCAATTAGTGCGTTAACTAATTTTAGTAGAACTGCTGCTGGCATTGCTGAACGTCGTACAGCAAAGATGATTAAAGATCAACAGAGCATTGGTCTTTCTGCTGATGTTCAAAACATTTCTGCTGATGCTGTTGAGACGTATAAGGACGCAATAAACATTCAGGCTCAAGGTGCTATCCGTCTAGACACTGAATCAACAATTAACGGAGTTCTGCAAAACGAAAACCTTTATGAAACCACAAAAGGTTATGCAAGTAACCATGGTTTTAATGGTATTGCAGCAAGAGAAAATGATAATATAGTTGCTGTTCAAGCTTTTAACAACACCTTATTTAAACGTCTTCAAAACACAGAAGAAACTTATACATCTGCTAATGGTAAAACGTATACAGCTATACAAGCTCTGAGTGATCCAGAGTTGATGGTAGATCTTCACAATAAAACAAGGAAAGATGTATCATCTTTTATGGGGTTTACTAACCCTCTATACCTTGAAAAAGCTAATAAAGAAATTACTAAAATTACCGGAGCTTATGTAAAATCTGCAGAAGCCGCTGGGATAAAACAAAATAAAATTGAAATAAGGGATGGAGCTAATACTATTGCATCTGCTGGTACTGCTAAGGCAGTAGGAATAGCCTTTCAGCGTATAAAAACCATAGATGGTAATGTTGCAGCACATGATTGGGTGGAAAAGCTAGCTGACAATCTTGCTATTCCTGAGGAAGCAGTACGAGATTTTGATTCAAGAGGTGATGGTAAACCCTACTCCGTACAACAAAAAAACCGGTGGGATTCTTTTACCAAAAGGAGAGAGACAAAAGTAGTTCAACAAGAAGAGTTTGAACTACGTCAAAAGCGGTCTGCCTACAACACTGAAATTAATAATCGAATTCCTGAAATTTACCAAGAAATGCAGGTAAATCCAGATGCTACCTATTCTAAACTAGAAAGCCACGCACTTTCTCAAGGTTTAATAGTTTCACCTGCTATTACTAGAATGTACTCAAGTGCTTTAAAAAATAACAAAGCCAATAGCCTTTCATTGCTGAATCAGTTAGCAAGTAAAAATATATTGGACCTTTCTTTTGTTAACGCACTTGATGACGCAGGGTTGCAAAGTGAAGGAAAAAAACTATTTAAATCTCAACAAATTAGAAAATACGGTGAAAATTATTCTTCACTTTTATCTGGTATTGATACTTATTCTAAAAAATTAGCTGCTTTTTCCTCTCAAACTCCTGGTGCAACTAGCACAAAAACAGAGCAGATTAAAATTTTTATGAGGGAATGGGCGGCAGAAGATTTAAAAATTACACAAAATTCTAATGTTACGATCGATAAACTTGATAAGTTGGTTGCCAATGCTTCTGATGCTGACTCTGGAACTAATCCCTTTTCATACAAGGTCGTTGGTGGTCGTCGAGTTTTTGCAAACATCGGTGCTGTAAACACAACAGAAATAAAAGAACAAAAGGAGTATAACACCTACCTTCTAAATTTAGCCAGTAAAAAAACTTTAGGTGAAATTGCTTTAACGCCATATTTGTTGGCAGATAAAAATGAACTAGAAAAAGTTTCTACAGCTGCTGCTGCTGGAAGAGGTTTTAAATATCCATATCATGTTCAAACAATGGCTGATATGTATAATATGAAACCTAGTGAACTGATCAATGAGCAGATTAAAGCTGCTAATGCAATTGATGGTTCTAATATCCCTTTACTTACTGGTCCTGTTGTTGAACTGCTTGATAATGCAAGTGCTATACAAAGAAAAGAACTTCAATCTGATAATCCTACTATAATTGGACGTGGGGCTATTAGAGGAAGTGATCGTGTAGCACAAAACTTACGGCCTAGTATGAGACCTCCTGGTGTAAAAGGTTTAGCAGATTTAGTTAGTTCTGGTGAAGGGAATCCGGCTGCAATGTTCCCAGGCGAGACCTATCCAGAAATGCTTGACATGACAATTGGAGAAGTTGTAAATTTTCAAAAAGAAAAACTACGTGATGGGCGGTCTTCTGCAGCAGTAGGTGCTTATCAATTCCTATATCCTGAACGAGTGGCTCAACGTGCTGGACTTTCAATGAATGATAAGTTTACACCTGAAAATCAACTTAAAATGTTTTTAGGAACTTTGTTGAATAAACCTGGAAGAGAAAATGTTTCAAGGTTTTTACAAGGAACGGGTGATAACATAGAGGCAGCTATTGATGAAATGGCACAAGAATTCGCTTCTATTGAATATAAAAATGGACGTAGTTACTATAACGATGGTGTGAATAAGGCTAGTATTAGTCGTGATCAAGTACGTGCTGCTTTACTGGCTGCACGGGAAGAACTTATTACCCGATAAACAATGAAACATCCTTCAGAATACTCTAATGTAGGTGAGGATTTTGTGCTGGACGAGCAAGAGCGTCAAACTACACTCTCTAATGAACAAATCGAAGAAATTCGACAGAGAATGGAGGCACCTCAAGAGGAGCTAATGACGCCTCAAGCTCAACCTACACAAGCTGTTACGACAGCACAACCCGCACCACAGGTAGAGGCTCCTGCACCTTCTATGGAAGGTCCTTACAGAGATGCCGCTGGCAACATTGATTTAGAACAGATTAGCAAGGAAGGTAGTGAACTTGATATGGCAGCAATTACTGGTGTCGCTGATTTTGCAGCTGATGCCATTAATTTTTTCCTGCCTGATGGTATTCCAGAAGTACCTAAGGCTACAAAATATGAAAACAAAGTAGCTTCTACTGTTAGAAGTATCACGTCTGTTGTGATTCCTACCATGCTTTTTCAAGGTGCTGGTATGGGTCTTGCTAGTAAAGCACAGGCTTTAACTATTAGCAAACTTGGAGCATCTGCTAAGATTAACCAATTGGGTAACACAGCTTTTATGAAGTTTGTAGGTGCCCGTGGTATCGAAGCTGGTGCTTCTCTTGCTGTAGGTGGTATATCTTCTGAATATGAAGGCGACAACCTTGCTGGTCAAATTAAGCAGAATTTTCCTGAAACATTTGATTTTATTCCTGACAGTTGGGCAACCCTTGCAGGTGAATCCCCTGACCTGAAACGGCAAAAGAATATTAACGAAGATCTAGCCCTGGGATTTATGATTCCTATGGTTGGATTTGCTGGTAAGTTTATCTCTGCTGTTAGCGAAGTTAAAGACGTATTTAAAAACGCACCTAAAATTATTGGTGAAAGTGATCAAGCTGTTAAGTACCTTGCAGCTAACAGATCAAAACCTACCAGTGAAGTACCTGAAGAAGCTCTGCTTGAATACAAAGCTAAGCAAGACGAGGCACTGGATGAACTTGGTTATTACAACACAAGTAAAACAGATGATCCTAATATACCTCTTAAAGGTGTGCATGACCTATATGAGTTCCGTGAGACTGGTATACGTACCGTAGATGACCTTGGTATTGTTGGTGCTAGTATTGATGCTGCACGTATCCAAGGTAATAAAGGTACTGTTT